TGAAGCAGTGTGTAGAAAACATCTTGATTAAACTTTAAATCCTAACATCCTCTTTTGTTTATTCGTCGAACGTGAAGGTATCGGAATACACAAAATACTATCCACCCACTTATCTCCATCATGGGCACACCATCGAACACCATGCTTATCCAGGGTTTTCCGACACAAGACACACGGCAGGGAAATGCCATCTCCATACACTGTTTTTCGTTCTACGATCAACTGTCCATATTTCCTATGAAGCCATGGTGTAAACTGGTGGGGTCTCTTACCACTCTTCATACATTTCATGTAAAGGGTTCGAAGAAGACGTCTTTCAGAACAACATATATTATCACTCACTACACGTGGACCCTTGGACATATAGCTCGTGACAGTGCAATATTTCATTTAATTTCTCCGTCTACTATAAATGTTTCTCACCGTCCCACAGACGATTATCGTCGCGATTCTGGTCGCTGTACTCGTATTCACGAAGAACTTAGGTAACCGTCCGGCTATTTTACTTGTCACCGCGATGACTCTGCTTCACATGTACGATCACATCTTCCTGCTCAAGCGTGGTAAAGAAAAGAAGCTTGTCGAGAACTATTGCAGTGCCTGTAACGGTGCATAAAAAATCTCAGGGTATATAAATGTATTACCGTCGTGAAAAGTACCAGCCCCAAATCGAGGATCTCAAGGAGAAGGTCCAGACGCTGCTCGTCGTCCCCAAGATGCCCTTCGGTCTCACCGTGTTCCAGGTTGTCCAGGTTCTCATGCTTGCGTACATCATCCTCAAGCAGAATAAACTTGTCTAATTATAGTAATGAAGGTCAGACTCATCAAGAGTCCCAACCCCCAAAAGAAGTTCAGGGCGATCCTCGAGGATGGTCGTGAAGTTGACTTTGGTGGTCGAGGCTATTCTGATTACACGATCCATAAGGATCCTACACGAATGCGTTTATATGTTCAACGTCATGGTGGAAATGTTCCAGCCGTTGATCAGACGATTCATAAGCGAATGTTGAATGTCAACCGGAGTGACAAGGAAAAATGGGGCATCAACGGTATCGCGACAGCTGGTTTCTGGTCACGATGGTTATTGTGGAGTCAACCTTCTTTACCACTAGCGAAGAAGTACATGACGAAACGATTTGGTGTCATATTTACATAAAAATATCAGTTATAAGTAACTATGAGTAGTCCAAGGCGATCGCGAAACAATGATAATCAGTACGGGTGGGCAGAAATTCGTAGCTATTTCGATAATAGCCCTGTCATCCGTGGGAGACGAGTTCGTCGTTCCAATAACCTGGAACCCGTTCGCCGAGCCATTTCCTTCAACTCGAACTCGAACTCGAACTCGAACTCGAACTCGAACTCGAACTCGAACTACAATTCCAATGCGAACTCAAACAACAAACCCCATAAGCTGAACAAGAATGTCAAAAAATTCATAAACAAAAACGTGATGGAGGCTAATAAAAGGAACATTCCCGCCTCTAAACGGGTGTATGTGCAGACAAACGTGGGTAACAACAACAAGATTAACCACGTTTACAACAAGCGAGTTCTCACAGGAGTTCTGAAAGCCTCTAAAAAGGCTGGAGTCAAGGCTCGGACTCCTCTCAAGCGAAAATTGTTCAAGAAGCGTAATATAAAAAAGTATCCTCCAGTAAACGTCAATAATTCAAACTCAAACTCGAACAATTAATTTTGTCGAAGCCCCTTCTTTTTCAGAACATCCTTTAGTTCGGACATAAGTTTAGCTCGCTTGTTGTTGACAACCGGCTTCTTAGAGACGCCTGGAGGTGGGGGTGGAGGCGGGGGTGCAGGTCTCCCACCTACACTTACGATCGACTTACACATAGCGATTGTCTCTCTCGCGTTATTTACTCTATTCTTCATGTCACGCTTAACCTTCTTACGAAGTTCGTTAATCGTGAGACGAACACGTTTACCCCTGACATCTTTAGTGACCCGTTCCCCCATCGATTTCACCTTCTTCTTGAGGTCTTGGTATTCCATTTATCATTTATAAAGAAAATAAACGACCTATAATCATGTCTTACACTGACGATCTAAAAGAAACGAATCGTCTCATACGAGAAGTTGTATTACCAGAACTTGTAAACTTGAGAGGCGAATTGAATGAACTACGACGTCACACATGGCCTTATGTACAGGGACAGAAAGAGAATAGTCAACTGGACGACATTCAAGCGAAGCGACGCTTTTTACAACACTTGGATGACGACACGATACTACAACTGTTAAAGATCAAGGCATTTTTAGCTCAGACTGGAAACTCACTTGTCATGCGAGAATTCGATTTGATTAGAAAAAATTGTCCGTCCGGTACGTCTTCACCGTGAATGGTGTATCCTTTCCAAATACTGTAACCGTTTCACCACCATAGAGTTCTGGGCAGCCGATATCCTCGGTACATTCACGCCCATCGATCGATACTGGGATGGGGTACACCTGATCACCCTGTGTGGTCGTGTGATAGTGGTACCTATCACGGCGATTACGAACTTCCCGGCCATACAGGGGCAGTGTCTCGCCCGTTTCGTTTGTCAAAATACCAATCTGTTGGAAATGACCGGGTTTGTATTTCTTGATGGGAGGACCTCGGTACTCTGGGGAACGAACTTCTCGGACGGGTACCCTCACTGGTACCTTGACGGGTACTGGGACTTCAACTTCAACTGGATTCCTCACGATCGCGTAGATCATGATGACGGGAATCGAAAGGAGAACTAAGGAATTGACGAGCTTATAGTTAATCTTCATCTTTATATTAAGCCATGAAATTATTGGGGGTTGACATAGGCTACACAAATATGGGATTGGTCATGGCAACATGTGACGGTCCCCGTATCACGATTGACTATATAAAGAAGGTTGACCTGGGTGAATACAAATATATAGGTAAAACGAATGACACGGCAGTCATCATCTCTTTATTTTTATCCGATTACGACTATCTATTTAAAGAAGCTGACACCGTGCTCATAGAACGCCAACCTCCTGCTGGTCTAACAAACATTGAAAGTTTGTTACACTACATATATATGGATAAGGTTGTTCTCATATCACCGTTAAGTGTCCATCGACACTTTGGAATGGGTCATCTTGACTATGAACAACGTAAGGAGAGAAGTGTATCTATAGCGGGTAAGTACATCAGTGACATTCCTTACGATCGTCAACATGATATAGCCGACGCATTGTGTATGATTATACACTACAATTTCAAGGTGAGTGTTCACTCATTCGACTCATTCAGGTTTACCAAAACCTGAGTAATGGACCGAACAATCGAATCAAGTTCAGTGTGAGGATCTGGGTGAGACTGAAGATACTTCATATTGTATTCGGTCGTTTCAGTCTTTTCGAGTTCAGAAAGAATTTCCTCGTAACGTTCTTCATCCTTTTCGAAACGCTCCTTCAGACGTTCAGCCTTTTCTTCAAGAAGTTCGATCTGCTCGGGATACAATTCAAGTTTGACCTGGTTGACGTGTTCTTCATCATCTTCGTCAACATCTTCAAGCTTGTCTTGAAGTTCGTCGATTCGTGTGTAAATCCTGTCAATCTCGTTCACGTAGTTCTCCTTGTTGATAAGCCTGGAATTCTTGATTGCCTCCATGTATGTATACAAGGTGATTACTTTTTAAGTGCCATTATGGTGTGTATACGTCCAAGTCGAACCTGTACGAGCATCCACAGAGCGAATGCTACGAGTTTAATTAGACGCCCAGACGCATCGTCAGATACGTTGTACACGGGATCCAGTACACGAGACATGAAGGTCTTCGCCTTGTCCTGTCCTGTGAAGTATATCTCAAGTTGTGTCAAACAACATGTATCATCGTTCGTGATCCAATGGAAGAATACGAATGGTACGAAGAGTGAATACATCTCCAACCACCGAACATCCTTCACCAGTGTCGGTACGACTATCCCCGCCACCAGTATCAGTACATGGATGAAGAAGATAATGTTCATATATAGTAGACGATGAAAAAATCGTGGAACGACCAACATGAAAACATATTGAGGCAGTGGGGTGAAGCATCGGCGTGCTACAGGTTCATGAACCATCGTGCCTACTTGATGTACAAGACGTTGTCGATGCGTTTTACTTTACCTGTTATTGTTTTGTCCACTGTCACAGGGACGGCAAACTTTGCACAGACGTCATTTCCTGCGGGTATACGGGGAATTGTTCCTTCTGTCATCGGTGGTATGAACTTGGTCGCGGGTCTCATCGCGACGATCATGCAATTTCTAAAGATCAACGAACTCATGGAAAATCATAGGACGGCTGCGTTATCCTACGGCCTCCTATCGAGAAACATTCGGCTGATGTTGGCACTTCCTCGCGAAGAAAGGAAAAAGGATGGACTCAAGTTTGTGGAAGAGTGTAAATCAGAATACGATAGGCTGATCGAACAATCACCACCTGTACCCATCAAAATCATCCAGGATTTCGAATCTTCATATCCAGATGAAGAAACGGATTTCATCAAGCCTGAAATACTAGACGTTCGTCCCATCCAGGTGTTGACTGCTATTACCGAAGATACACCTTTCGCTAGGGTTGGGAAAATGCTACAGAGTGAGGAAGGGAGTCGTGAAGGATCGATAGACGTCGAACGAGGTGAATCACGAGAATGAAGAGTATAACGTTGAATATGAAGACACAAGCAGCGTACGGAAGTATTTTCCTTTTTAAAGGTTCGACGACACGTTTATGTAGTGCGTCATTCTCAAGCACCAAATCTATGGCCTGATTAGTAAGATCATCCATGGACCGCTTCATTAAAATTGTTTCACAAAAAAAGAATGATCGAGTTGACACGGTGCATGAAGAAGCCTATACCCGTATGAAACAATTAATCGAGGCGAACAAGAATATATTCCTGTGTGGTGCCACTGGTGTTGGCAAGACGCACCTACTTCACCAAGTTATCGATATGAAAACCTGTATAGATATACAGAAAAAGACGTCTGTCGAGTATCTCAATGATACGCGTGCTCCGATTGTAATTGAAGACTACGATGCTGAACCTCTCGTCTACAAAAATCTGATTGACCACATCGTCGAGTACGGTACCATTAACGGTCGATCGACGATCGTGACATCTATATCTGCCTACATGTTACCCAACTTTGAGATCGTGTTCGTCAAACCACTGACTATCGAACAACTGGTACAGATCAGACCCGGAACCGGTGCAGTGGAAGCCGCCACAAAAGCCAAGGGTTCTATCAGGAATTTTCTACATTACCTCGAAAACTATGATCAAATTGACGATTTCAAAACATCCAAGGAATATGTGAAAGACGTTCTCTGCACAGATGACCCATTCCCATGGATTGATGCTATCCCCGAGCATGGTCATATATGTGACACTCTCCAAGAGAATTACATAGACTCTGATGGTGTTGATATTACGCGTATCACGAATGCATTATCGGAGTCCGATGTGTTTGACACGAGTATATATAGTGGCCAATGGTCACTTTTACCATACTACATTCATTCAGGTATACGAATACCAAAGGCTTCACTGGGAGAAACACTCGACCCAGATAAACTGAGATCCGGTAGTGCATGGACAAAGTTTGGAAACTACAAGATGCGATTCAAAAAGTATAACGAAATACGTCGTAAATCAGGGAATCGTCTCGGTGTTGAAGAATTGTGTCTGTTAAAGAGGTATGCTGAACTAGGTAGATATGACAGACTGTTAGACTATGACATCACACCACAGGATTTTGATGTGATGAATCATCTCGCGACGACAAGTAAGTTAAAACAAAGAGACGTGACAAATATAAAAAAGGGTCTCAAACATGCAATCCAAAGAAGACAATGAAGATACGCCGACCACCGTGAAAACGATCGGTAATGAACTATTCTTTTATGGAGAGATCACACAGGAAAGCATCCTCGACTTTACCGAAAACTTCAAGAAGCTCGAAATTGATGTACTGAAAAAGGCTGCCGACATGTTCGGATACACACCTATGATCCGTGTTCACATCATGAGTGAAGGTGGTGATCTATTCGCTGGTATCGCAGCCATGAATGTCATCGAAAAGTCGAGAGTTAAAGTTGTGACCATTGCACAGGGGTCGTGTTGTAGTGCAGCAACCTTCATGTTGTTGGGTGGTTCAGAGCGACGGATGGGTATAAACGCTCAGATATTGATCCACCAAATTTCGACAGGTGAATTCTGGGGAAACTATGAAGACCTGAAGGATGAAATGAAATCGTGTACAAAGTTCATGAAAGCCATCAAAGATATCTACATGAAAAAAACGAAGATTCCAGAAAAGAAATTTAAGAAGTTGATGAAGAAGGATATCTACCTTCCATCGGCTAAATGCCTAAAATATAAGATCGTTCACGCGACTGACTAATGTCGACGTGTCTCTTGTATAGACCCAACAGCACCAGACATATGAAGATGATACATGCCGTGTTCAGAGTAAAACCCTCATCTTCTGGTAACCTAAGTCGTTCCATTCTACCATGATTGATAACTGGTAATTCAGACATCTACTTAAAACCTATATTTTATTATCGTACAATGGAACGCCTTATCAGACAAGACAAGTATGGTCATGACCGCTACATCGACATTCGTGTTGAAGACCTGAAGGATGGAACCGCAGACATCGTTAAAGTTTCGGGTGTCGTGGGGAATGAAAAGTTTTCCGAGTCACGAACCAATGTCAAAACTGGTTACGAAAAGGCTCTCAAGAGAGCTCAGACGATGTGGAACAATGAGCATACTAAATGTAACCAAGTGTTGCCTATGTTGGCCAATAAGTGGGAGGATCGTAAGAAGTACATCAGTCAACCTTTCTATGTTCAACCCAAACTCGATGGTGTCCGTCTTTTGGTATCCAAGGATGGAGGTATCTCGAGGACTGGTAAAATTGTACCAGGTACGGAGATTCTCGGTAAGGGACTCAAAG